GCGTGATGGAACCGCCAAACACATCACCCATCTCGTCGTCTATGAGAAGAACAGGCTGTCCAACTACTGGTGGTGCGGTTATGCTTCCAGTATTCGATATAACTGTAAACTCAAACGTCCCAGTGTTAGTGATCGATTGTTGGAAACGCATCGAACCCTGCAAAACATAGGGAGCATAGCTGCTTGGTCCTTCGTAAAGAAGTTCACGGTAGAGAACGATCCATACTCCTGTAAACCCAATTGAAGCTGCGTCTGTAATCGTCGCAGAGCGTTGCCCTCTCACTGATGCAACACTCGCTATCGTTGTCCACAAAGGTGTCGGATTTCCGTTTGCATCCGGAGGTCCACAGCCGAAGACCTGCACGATACAACCCACATCAGAAGTAAGAAAAGACTGAAGTGTTCCAGGAGCAGACACGATATTGATTGCATTCAGATTTGAAGTGACAGGTGAAGTGAGTACGCTATTGTTCACTGAGGTAGCAACATAACCAAGAAGAACATGCAGACTCTTTGCACTCGCAGGTGAAGGCACATAGCCGCTCATATTTGCTCCATTTACGCCTTTAATCCTACTCGTCGTGCTGCTTTAAAGACGGCATTCATCAGTCCATCTGCATCCTGGACGCTGTAGCCATGGAAGTGAGGATTATTCAATGTCAAACCATTAGATCCTGCTTGCCCTGTTGCTGCTGTCATAGCGGAAGGGCTCTGTCCTCGAATCATTCCGCGAAGTCCCTCAGAGATATATGAAGGAAGAACCATTTCCTTCGGATGGAGTTGAGTTATAGGAGCTACGTTGCCTACGTCAAAACCTCCCTCAGCAGCAGCAGCTGGCAAAAACGCCATTACTGCTGCGAAAGCTGACGTTGCAGCAGCAGCTCCAAGAGCCTCCCCAACAAATGGGATTCCCGCGTAGGCTGCGAATGCTGACGCTGCTGCAACACCGGCTTCTCCTGTTACTTCAGAAATCCGCATCGCCGCCGTAATTGCTGTCTCGGAAGCAGCTGCTGTAGAAGCAGCTGTAGTATGCGCAGCAGTGACCACCGCAAGCGCTGGGAGCTGCGCCATAATTCCTGCTACGACAAGTTTCAAAGCCCCGTTGATGAGAGTAGAGATCAATTCCGTTCCTACGTCTTTTGCAAACTTCTTCCAAACCTCTGCCCACTTCTCTGTTTTCATGATCCCGTCAGTGATACCACGTCCCAAAGCGTCAAACGTGCCTTCGAAATCCTTCAGTAAGCCTGCATAGATCTCGCCAACTCCAGTACTAACTTCTTTTAATGCTTGAGTTTTCGCCTGCAAGTTTGTTAAAGCAATTGCTTCAGTTGTGGCATCTTTTCCGCTCTCTGCTGCCAACTTGATTTGCATCTCAAGCAGCTTCTCCTGCTCGATGTTAAGCAGTCCAGTTGCTCCCTCAGTGTTCTGAAGACCCGCAACTAGAGCTTTCTGCGCTTCAATAGCAGCAGGTAGATCAGTCCGTGCTAGTTTGGAGACAATACTGCTAACCCTTTCCGCGGCTTCAGCAATCTTGGCAAATCCTACTGTGCTCGAGAATTGAGACAATTCGGAGAATGCAGCAACCAGTTCCTCGCCTGTGTCTTTACCCCCAACTCCAAGTTTCTGTTCAGCTCCAAGAATCTTTGCGAGAGCTGCTGATCCTTCCGTTCCCATCTTAGTCAAACGATCGGTGATGTCTACTGTAATTGGGACCATCTTTGCCGCGATGGCATTCGTCTCATCCCATTTCATCATCGACTTGTCAAAGGTCTTCTGCTGCTTCTTTACTTCATCCTCTAATTTCTTTTCTGCTTCTAGAACTTTGTCAATGGTAGGATCTATTCCCAGCATCGTCGAGATGTAGCCATGGGTCTCAGCATTCATGTCGCTAAGAATGTGCCCGTACTTCTCCTTGTAATCCTGCCACTTGTCTACAAACTTCTGGTCGCTTTCAAGCTGCTTGTTTGTCAGTTCCTGATTCTTAGCGGCCCACTTGTCTTTCACGGCTTGGACTTGCGCTTTGAGACGTTCCTGTTTTGCGGGAGCATCAGCTTCAAGCGCCATCCTTTTTGTCAGACCAGAAATCTCGATAGCCATCTCCGTGTTGTTGAGATCGATAAGAGCAGCAGTCGTCTCAGCATCGCTGGCGTTCCTGAGAGTTTTCCTTGCCTCGATTCCGGTCCGCTCTGCATTCAACAGTGCAACCTGGTGAGCAGTCGTAGCAGTAATCAGTTCAGTTTGAGCAGCAGTTGACTTCTGGGTTGCTGCTTCGAGAGCGGACTGAGCTTCGGTAAGCCCCTTGGTAGCTTTCTGGAGATCCTCTTCAGATCCAGTTCCGGCTTTGAAGGCAGCATCAGCTTTCACGAGTGCATCAGCTGCTCGTGTAACTCCTTCGTGAAGGCTCTTCATTGTTGACGCAGTGCCTTCAGCCTTCGCAGCTGCTAAAGAGATTGCCGTTGCAGTCTTTACTAGTTCAGGATGGAGAGCTATCAGAGACTCTTTTATCTGAACCATCCGGTTTGCATAACCTACTGCAGTGATCTGCCCCTTTTCATATTGATCTCGGAAAGCTTCCAGCTTTGCGATCACTTCGGGATACGCCTTCGCCAGATCCTGGACTTTGTTGTGCATCTTCCCAAGACTGTCGGCTGTTTGATCTTCAGCTTCCGACGTAAGCTTCTGCGCATCTTGCTCCGCGTGCAAAGCATTGATGAGGTCCATCAACTTTGCAGCCGTAACTCCTAGTATGACCAGTTCGGGAGCAATTGCCGTAAGACTGGCAAGAATGAAAACTTTTGCAGCTTCCATTGCTTCCGGAACATGATTCAAATACTCTACTAAAGATCCCACTCCCTTTCCGATGTCTCCAATAGAACGGATGATTTCGCCCACGCTTCCCAAGAAGTCCTTAGCGAAAGTGCTCATTGCGGAACCAAAAGACTCGAAAACCAGTTCGCTTTGATCCTTCATTTTCTGCCAGGAGCCAGTAAGATCGTCTGCTGTGGAAGCTGCTAATCCTTTGAACTTATCCAGCGCCGTAAGCATGACATCAATGCGCTGCTCCTGACTCATGTCCCGAAAGGCTTTCTGAACCTGCGAACCCATGATGCCCATTGCCTTACCGAGAAGTTCAGTAGACAGACCCATCTGGGCTAGGAAGCGGTTGTTTGCCATTCCAGACATTGCAACCCGTTCAATCATCTGTGCCAGAGAACCGAAGTCCTTGTTCATGGCGCGGGAAGCATTAGCTGTCGCCTCTATAAGAGGCGGAATCTTATCAAGAGAGAATCCGAATGCTGTCATCCGTTGCGCAGCTTGGATTGTCTCTTCAATAGGAAGCCCCAGATGCATCGCCTGCGCTTTCAGGTTGACGATCATCTCTTCAGCGGTCTTGGAACTCCCCGTGAGTGCAGTTAGGGCTTCAGTGGCGCGTTCCTCATGTGCGAATGCTTCAAAAGCTTCAGTAGCTGCCTCCTTCAAACCTACCAGACCAAGAGTAATTCCTCCCAGTTCCAATAAATTAGAGAGAAGTTCACCTGTTCCCTCACTTGCATTGGAAGCACTCGCCCCTGCCTCGTCTTCAGCGCCTCCTAAGTTTTGTAGGAACTCAATAGCTCCGGCCGCTGCAATGCCCAGTGAATTGAGAATATCCCCAAACAGGGAAGACTTTTCACCGGCGTCATCAGCAGATGAACTAACCTCCTCCAAGATCGACGGAAACAGTTCCAGCTGCCCGGTCGTATCCTCAACCGGGATCGCCAGCTGGTCACCGAAAAGGTCCAGCTGGTCACCGAGCGCTTTGAATTCGTTAGCAACTTCCTCGGAAGTCCCCTTGAGACTGTCGAGCTGGTTTCCGAGGTTCCCTATCTGGGAAGACACGTCTCCGAAATCTGCGGATAGACGAACCACTAAGTCTGCGAGAGTGTCACTCATAGATTACTTCGAAGGCATCATCGGAGCAGTAAGAGAGGCGGTCACTTGTTGGAAGTTGGCGAAGTCATCAATAGAGCCAGAATCTATATCATCTTCAGTACCTTCAGAAGACTCTCTAAGGAACGGAAACAGGACTCCGGCTTCTGGAGGTTCCTTGCAGTGGACAGCAATCATACGGTAACAACGCCCATCTTCGAGCTGTTGTTGATAGTACCATTCACCAAGCAGGAGATAGAGCTTCCGTAAAGTAAGAAGCCCTACCTCGCGTTCGGTTAGGCGAAGGCGTCCACGGGCAATTCGGTAGAACGTTCCCCACCAGCGGGATCGGTTTTCAGCGCCGCCGTGTTTCCGTTTATCGGAGGAGGTGCGGGCGACGCTGGGGATTCCCCCATTTCAGCCACCGTGGGGCTGTTGGAAGTTTGCCCAGCGAGGAAGTCATGAAAGATCTTCGGAATGGAAGTAGGAGTGATGTAGCGGCGGACCTGACCTAGAGTTAGAGGCCAGTGGGGTTCGTCCTTCGAGTCATACTCGTGGATGGATGCCCAGAGCAGAGCCGTAAGATCCTTCATCGAAACTTTTCTGAGGATCTCTCCGGAACTGATAGGAACGATACCGGGGTCTCCCTTCGAAAGCTTCTGGTTCTTACGGACCTGCTCAATCATCGGGCGCATGACGTCGTAGAGAGAAGCAACGACGTCAAGAAAGAACTTGCCAGTAGCATCTTCAAAAGCGGTCATGCTGTTGGCATTGAAATACATCACTCTCTCTTTATCGAGAGTGATAGGAATACGGGTTTCGGCAATCATTAGGCTCCTTACGCAGCAGTAATCGCCCCAGTGATCGCGATTTGCATTTTCGCGGACAGAACGTTATCGACCGGAGCATTGAATTCATGCGAACCCGTGTATCCTTGGAACGTAAGTGTTCCGGCAGCGTTCGGGAATACCATTTGGATTCCTGTGAGGATCAGTCCAACCATTTGAGCCCACAAGCCTGTAGTGAAACTCATGGTAGCATCGGACTTATCGAAGTTGACGTCGAAGCTGATATCACCAGCTTCAATCAGGACAGCAAGCTTCGCCGCCCAGAATCCTGCCGTGCTGTGAGCAGTCACGTCGACGATTTTGGGTTTCGTAGTGGGGCCAGAAATGCTCTTTACCTGGCTCATAGAAGCGTAGGACGCCGGGGATGCAGTATCCGAAATTTTCAAAAGTGTGCCTTTTGCGGTGGTAATGGCCATTTCGTTGTCTCCTTGTTGTTCAAACCAATAGTTTCGTCTCTTCTTCCTGATCCCGATACGACGGCAAGTAGGCTAGGAAGATTCCTACTTTCCGTAAGCATTCCACTACATCATTCGCAGTGGCCTGTCCTTTCTTCAACTCAGCTTGGCAGTCTCTCAGGACCGGGAGCGCCCGTGAGACTTTCATCCAAGCCATACTTGCATCCACTAGAGCGGCAATACGAATCCGTTCTAAGTTTTCATCCGGAATAACGGTGACTCTTTTAGGCTTCACAAAGTAGTAGTGGTATAGAAACCGTGAGGCTTCCTTTGCCGGCTTCGAGACTACCAAAACATGCGTTGCGCCGGGGAACTCTCTCGGTCCCTCAACTATCGTCGTCACCTTGTTTTCGCTAATCTCTTTTGGAACTGACTCGAACGTCTCGACAACCTTGGAGAAGAACGCTGCAATCTGAGGAGCCGTTGCTGTTCCCATGTGAAGGCGTTCCTGCCAATAACGGAGTTCAGGACGTAGCTCAGCAACCTTGAAGACGTTGGTTGCGTAGTCGATCACAACAGCAACATGGGTTTCATCTCCTTTGAGACCAGGAACGAATCCATGAACCTTATCTTCCGGTTTCGGAGTAAATTCATAATGCTGAAGGACTACTCGAGAAGCATGGAGAGCGGCAGAACTGGTTCGGTGGGCCATAATTATTCTTCCTTGAACTGGTAGTCCTGGAACTCAGGAGACGGTTCGGTGTGAACGATCTGATTTCCGTCAGAGTCCAAAATAGGAGAGACCCGCTGCCGTGAAGTCTTGAGTGGCTTCCCGGAATAGGTGTGAGGAGTCCGAATGTGATCTTCCATCAGCTCCATGCTATGCGTATCGAACTCACACTTGGTTCCTGACTCCCAGAATTGGTTGCAGGAGTACCGCGTCTGGTTCTTCCAAAGCCGCTGTTCAAACAAGTCGCTCATCTTAGAAACTCACGATATGCTTCCACGTCATCCCCAATCCAACTTCGTAGAAGGGAAAGATCAGCATCTTTCGTCCAGCCCTCACGCATTAGATCAGGACGGTGACCAACTCCAATTCCTGGCCGTCCCGGAAGACCCTTGATTCCGATGCAGCGAGTACTCTCGACAAGATCCGTGATTACATCCTCATCAGCAATTGCGTTCGACCAAAGCCGCACGTCGAAGAAGTTTCCAGCCGGGGTCTCACAGATTTGTTTCAGTGTAGAAAGCAGTTCTGACTTGATTCCCGTCTGGCAGAGACTTGCATGGAAAAGGTTTTTCAGTATTGAACCGCGTCGTGTCGGAAGATGATAGTAATGAGCGCGAGTTTCTCCGACAACATCTTGATGTTCCAACCGTCCCATCATGAACGCAATATAGTCGGGAGCATACCAATCATCATCTTCGATGAACAGAACTCTTCCATGTGCAACATGAGGAATTGCCGTGAGAAGATTCCGTGCGAGAGTGTTCTGTCCGAATTTCCAAAAGGGCTTCGGTCGGAGACAAAGAACCGGATTGCCTTTCAGGAACGGAGGAACTTCACTTGGAGCTTCAAAGTCGTCAACTACAATCCACTGAATTGGATCCTTCCAGGTCTGACGTTCCATCCACCGGAGGCATAACCGAAAAGCCTCCGGTCGCCCTCCCGTAGCGGTGATTAAGGTGGCTCCATTGCTCATTTTGGGTTTTTACGTCCGTTTTAGCGCGTAGGAGACCTAAAACTGAGTGCTACGGGTCGCTAGGACAGTCTCGGACGGATTAGCTGGGGGTTTTATACCTACCCGCCGTCCGGCCCGCTATAGAGACTCAGAGAAGCAGGATTTCGGATCCACTGCTGATCCGTGTATTGAACGTGCCAGCCCATCTTCAATTCCACTGGATCATAACGTTCCAGTCGTTCATGAATGACCTTGCGTTCCCCTTGAACGGAGTTGCGAATTGGGTAGTGCTTCAAGATGAGTTTTTGCGGATGGACTTGCATTCGTGGGAATCTGACAGCATGTCCTCCGGTGGAAGCTAGATCAACTCGTCCAGTATGCCCGGAGTTCTGCCAGGCATTGATCCTTCGCATCGTGTCGTCGGTGTAGTATCGGAAATAGTTTTCGGGGTTGCCTTGGTAGCCTTCGTCCGTCGGATAGAAGACATAGGTCCGGTGGTTGACGGCGTTGTAGCCTTCGTAGGCAGATCGCTGGTACGCTTCGACAAGTCTTTCACCAGGAACATTTGATCGACGGATTTCGTCCGCGTCATGATGAACGCACCAGTTTGCTTTCGATACTTCAGCTAAGTCTTCAACTCGATGCAAGAGTGCTCGCAAGGAGAAATACTTTGAAGGGCCGTCCGCTGGAAACCGTTCCCATCCAATCAACGGAAAACTCTGTGCAATCGCAGGACTAGCATCGCTAGACCAATTGTCGATGACGTGAACGTCAACTCCCTGAGCAATGAGATGACGAATCGTCCAAGGCAAAATGTCTGCCTCGTTGAACACACACATGAAAGCTGTGACGGAGAATTTCATTGTTACTTAATTGGACCAATTGGTACGCTGGAGTAATTCTGCTTTGCGCCGTTCACTACGGTACTGACTGGAGTATGATATCCGTTATGAACTACTTCTTCCCGACTCTTGCCTCCACTCCCAGGATGTGGACCGGAACCTGGTCCGCCTTTCTTCACTGAGTCAGCAAGTAGTAACGTCGTTAACATAGAACTCATAGATCCTCCATCACTCCAAAATCATTCAAGCCCGTTCCGAGTCCTGGATTTTCTTTCAGCAGCCGATGGCACTCCAACAACTGCCAAGGTTCAGCATCCACTTGTAAGAACTGCATCAGGTTTTCGTATCCGTTCCACCAGTCTGCTGGAACCTGTTTTGTCTGAATACTCTCGGATTGCTCAACAGTGAACGTATACCGCTTTCGAGTCTCCGGAATTGGTTCACGATTCGGCCAGCGAAGGCGCTCGGTTAATTGGTAGAGATACTGCTTAGCACGGAGCCTTCGATCATTGACAAACTGAAGATGCATTACGCCTGCTGAACGGTCTGCGAAGAACCGCAACGGCCCGGTATCTCTTCCGAGAGGATGACGCCGGTGGAAGTCATATCCGTTTCGTTCAGTGCTTGACCAGTGGAGATGTGGGAAATCACAGAACGCTGTTGAGACAAAAGACCCACCCCAAGTTCCAGCTGCGTATACTCGATCAGTAGACTTGCTCAAGCAGAGCCAAGGAAACTCGACTGTGATGTCCGCACATACAGAAGTAATCCGTCGATGTGCGCTGCTTACAAGGTTGCTTGTAAGGATTTCGTCTGCGTCGATGAGAGCAATGTGAGTCGCTCCCTGCTTCCTTGCTTCCTCTAGCATCCGCTGTCGATGAGCCATTTCGTGCCAGGTAGGATCGTCGTCGGTAAGGAAGACGACACGGTTCCGATTCTCGTTCTGGATTTCCTGGATGATCTCTCGGGAATGATCTGTACTCGCATGGTCGAGAACCACTACTGTGTCCACCCACTGAAGGATGGCCTGAAGAGTCAGTCCTAGACACCATTCTTCATTACGACACGGCATGGTAGCAATCAGGTTCACGCATTCATCCAGCCTTCAATCAGCCCCCGGTATCTCCAAGCTTTTCGACGGGCGAAGTTAGAGCCTTTCCGCAGCTCATTCCAAAAGAACAACCGTGCTTTTGTGGGAACGGACTCTATCAGATGCATCGGAGCCGAGTCAATACAGTGAATCTCCTCCGCAGCTTGAATTACCGGAATCCAATTGGTAAGAACAGGAGTCCGTTTGGAATCGAGACGCAATCCCTCTACTGGAATGGAGCAGTGACCCCCACTCCATTCTTCCGCTACTAAACACTGTGGACGGTCAGAGAGAGGATCAGGAGGAGAGGGGACCTGGAAACTCGACCACCGGCAGTCATACGGAACTCCGGCTAGCATATAGAAACCCTCGTCGAAATATATTGTCCGTGGTGGGGGATGAGCATGCAGTCCGATTCTTAGAGTCGTCAGTCCTTCGACCTCCCTGACACTGTCTCCGTCCACCGGAAGATAAGCTACGTTCTTCAAATCGGAAAACAATTGTCTGACGCTAAGTTCCAAAGAATGCTTGACGGGAAGAACGATAAACTCATGGTTCTTGGCCAGCTCACGGACCAGGCCGTTACAGAGAATCGCATCCCCCAAACCAAGATTCCAGTCTAAAAATATTCGGCTCATACAAGGATTTCGCGAGTATTGCTCAAGATGATTGTTCCGGGGCTTGGCGCTATCTCTGGCCAAACATACCGATATTTCCATTGGTCAAGCTGGTTATCGAAAGGACGCTGAACCTCAGAAGAGATCCAATAATGAATCACAATGAACTCCGCTGAGTCCCGAAACAATATGGCGTCCTGAGCGCGGCGAAAGCCAGGGGAGTGGTCGATAAAGACAACGGACCATGAAAGGCGGGGAAGCTCGCCTAGTTTGTCATACTCCAAGAACCGAACACCAAAGTCCCGCATCTTCTCTACCCACTGTGGATGCTCCTCCACTGAAATAAATACCCGACCGGCACCTCGACAGTAGGCATGAAGCACTGGGGTAGAGAATATCCCTGACCCAATCTCCAAGACGGGACCGGAGGTAGCCCCTAAGCAAGCAGCCAAGGGTGGCAGATGCGACCCCCAAAGAAGATGCTCGTTCTCGTCCACTAACTACACCCTCTGTTTACAAGAACCGTCTGTTCAGTTTCGCTCCCTGCATAAGCCGTGAAGATCGGGCGGGGAGTACGTTCTAGCATTCCTGCACGATATGCAAGAAGCGAGAGCGTAGTCTGATCGTGACGATGTCCTAAGCAACGTGGATCGCTCGAACAGAACCCAACTTCTCTTTGCTTCATTGACATGTCACCCGCGTTCTCGTTCGTATGCGGACCGGGAATTGCAGGCCAGGTCGTTTTCCAGTCTTGAAGAAGGAACACGCTACGAGGAACTCGGAAATCTAATCCTACACAGTAGCTTGAAATCTCAGGGATCGTAAACGCCGTCTTGCGTGTAAAGTTAAGCATCTCCAATGCGCGATCTGTCGACCACTGTCCAACATTGAACCCGTTGTCACAGAAGTAGTATCCCCTCTCTGCAATGAAATCTACAAGTGGCTGAATACTCCGGATAGGAACAAAAGCTGCGTCGAGAAGGATTCCGATGTCCGCTCCGGAATCCTTTGCTGCTCCTAACACGAAGGGCTTGGCGCAGTATGCTGCGAACTCTCCTTGATTATTTGGGGAACCTAGAGGAAGAGTCTCAACCCAAGTCTGCAACTCATATCCCGGAGAGATACTACGAAACGTCTGTCGCATACGCCAGACGCCGCGCACATAGTTCTCACCAAGAGCTAGCGTGCAGATGATGACTTTCATGTTACTTTACACAGAAAGAGGATCGGAACCAGGAAAACCTTGTGCGCGACGAGCGAGGAAGATTGCTTTGTACTTGTCCCAGTGCTCACGGCTGTAAGCTTCCGCTAAGAACTGCGGCATAGGCTTCTTCGCCTGACTGGAAGAAACTGAACGGTTGTTCTCTCGCGTCCAGTGATCATGACGGTGAGTGAGATCAGGACGCTGCCAGAAGACTCCTAACTTTTGAGCTACAAGTTGGAGTTCTTCGTCGGCGAACATGTGAGTATACTCCGGCCACTGAGGACCACGTCCTTGGTTTGCGCGAAGGCACCACTCACGCCCCATCCATGGACTTCCAGCAATACGTTCGATGATTCGGCCTTTGCTATCGCACCAAGGATCACCGGTGGGCTGCAT